TTGCTGAATTATCTGGTCTTGCTAGAAAGCTTGCAACTAAAATTCCTATGTGAAGTGAAACAAAGGATATAACTACTCTTATTACTGGTGCTACTGCATTTGTTGTTTGAGAAGCTCTTACAATCACTGCATCAACTCCTGAATTTGGTAGAGTAACATTAACTGCAAGAAAATTTGCAGCTCTAATTAAAAATACTCCTGAATTAGCAGCTGATAATGGAACAAGTGAAGATCTTGCAACATTAATTGCAAAACTGGCTTGAGAAGCTCTTGCAGAATTAGAAGATGCTCAAATGTTAACTGGTGCTTGAACTGGATTAAACATGAGTTGATTAATGGTTGACGCATGAGTAACAGTTGTTACAATGGCTTCTTGAGAGACTTCATTTGAGGATATTACATATACAAATTTAGTAGATGTAAAGCATGCTGTTAAAATGAAATATAAAGCAAAATGAAAAGGTACGCTTGCTTGGGTAATGTCAGAAGACATTTTTGCTCAAATAGAAAAAATCGTTGACACAACAGGTCACCCTGTTATGAAAGAAAGAGCAAATGATCCTGATAATTTCACATTATTATGATACCCTGTTGAATTATCTGAAATAATGCCAACAACTTCTGATGACGCTGTTTCAACTAAGTTCTTATTATTTGGAGTATTCAGATATTTTGCGCTTTGAGATAGACAGTCAATCACTTCTGAAAGTGGATATTCTGCTGGAGATTTTGAGAAAGATATTAAATCAATCAAAGTTATTGAAAGAGTTGCGGGGGTAATTACACAAGGTCCTGCATTTGCTGTTTTAAAAACGGCGGCTAGCTAATAGATATTAAATTAAAGGAGAGAGAAAAGAGATTTTCTCTTTCTCATTAGTTTATTATTTTTATATTTATAATTTTTATTATTATGACTAATACACAAGAAAGAACAATTGTTGAATTACAATATAATTGTATTGAATGATCAAAATGAGATATTGTTTCAATGCAAAATGATATGATTAAAGCATATGGAAAAGATTATGTTACAAAGGTAAATGACAAAGAAATTGAATCAGAACTTAGAGAGGCAATTGAATATGCAGAAAAAAATTGATATTCAATCCCAAAAAATATCAATGTTAGAAAGTTTATTGATAGAATGGAAGCAACAAGAAAAACAATTAAAGAAAAAGCAGAAGAAAAAAAAGATAATATTGATAATTCAGAAGCTCTTGCAGAAATAGAAACTGCAAGAAATGAAATTTCAGAAGAAAGAAAAGAACTTGAAGGAGAAAAAGAGGCATTTGAAACTGTAAAAAGTGACTTTGCTCAAGAAAAAGTTGATCATCAAGCAGAGGTTGACGCTCATAATCAAGAAGTTGAGGCATTTGAAAAAAGACTTGAAGATGAAAAAGAAGATTGAGAAGAAAAAGACGAAGATATTAAATCAAATGAACCTGCGTCAAAACCAGCTCCAGTAGTTAACAATAAAACAAATAAATAATTTTTAATTAATTGATTATGATTTCACTTGCTGAATTAAAAACATTTTTAAAGATTACTGATTCAACTCAAGATGATCAATTAAATCAAGCGATAAACTCTGCGAAAGGGTTTATCGCTTCTTATGTTTGATATTCTCTTGAATTAGACACTGCAATGATTGCTGAGTTTTTCACAAGCTCAAAAGAATTTTATTTAAATAGAAGATGAATCAATTCAGTTTCAAGCATTCAATATGCAGATGATGAATTTGATCCAAGCTTCACTACTTATAATGAAAGTACAGATCAAAAAGTTTTTCTTGATAAATGAGTTGTGAGAACAAGAGATGTTCTTTGACCATTCACGAGAATTACATATTCTTTATGATATATTTCTTGAAATTGTCCCGAAGATCTAACGACTGCAAATCTTGAAATCGCTTCAACATATTTTAAGAAAATGTGAGAGATATCTATGCAAGATTTGAATTCAGAATCTGTTGATTGAGATCAAATATCTTTTAAGTGAATATCTGGATCTATTTCAGAAAGCTCACTTGTAATACTTGATAATTATAAACAATATGACTTTTCTTCATAAAGAAACAACATGAGCTATTCAAGTATTAACACAAACATGAGAAAAATCTTGATATGTTTCATGAGATTCCATTACGTGACATTTGAAGCCTTTGTCTCTTGAGGATTCAACATTCGATATTTCATGAATTAGTTGATCAGTGTTTAAGTTTACGGTTAAATGAGACATCTCATTGAAACAATGAGATACATTTCTTATTTGATCTCAATTATATATTTGTAAGGATTCAAAACCTTATAAATGAATTTCATTTAATACAACAAAATTTTTACTAGTAATTGAATAAAAATGGCTAGAATAAAAACTATATGATTAAAAGAGTTCATCGAAAAAATAGATGATAGAAAAGAAGTAAACACCGCCTTAAATAAATGAATTAAAAAGGTTGTGTTTTTTTTGAAATGAGAAGCAATTCCATTGACTCCTATTGATAAATGATTTTTAAGAAACTCTTATACAGAAATCTTTTGAAATTTAGAGTGAACTTTGTATAATATTCGTAAGTATGCAATTTTTCAACACGAGTGAACAAAATTTATGAAATGAAATCCTTTCTTAAAAACAACTGTTGATGAAAATAAAAACGAAGCAAACGTAATAATGAACGAAGAACTTATTGATAATTTAGATATTTTAAAATAAAACTATGATCGATATATTTTGACTAGAAACCTCAATAAAAACAAAACTTGAAACAATAACAAACTTCAAGATTGTCTATGATCATTTTAGATTAAAAACTACATGATACCCATTCGCTTCTTTTGAACTATCCGATTTCGATTGAGTGTTTGCAGACGTTTGTTCAAATTTTAGAATAATCACTTTTAATGTAGTTATTATTCAGGTTGTGAATACTGATGTTGACAGGGATCTTGCAAAACAAATCATTTACAAGTGCCTGGAGCAAGTAATTGACAAATTCGATTGAGATATGACTTTATCAAATACCGATGTTGTAAGATGAGATGTTTTAAAATGAAGTATGTGAACGGTTCTTTGACAAGATTGAGATTCTCTTGCGTTAAGTGTTGAGGTAAAGTTAACGGTTAATAATTCTATTATTTAATTTTTATATTATGAAAAACAGATCTGATAAAATGATTAAGGATAATTCAAATAAAATTATGTTAAAATTTAATTTTCCAGAACATTGAATTATAATTGAGGCGATAGATATTGACGAAGCAAATAAAGAATTACAAAAAATAATTTCTAAAAAATAATATTATGTGAATACTTTCAAAAATCTTAAAATCACTTGGTTCAAATAAACCAGCTTTTGATAATGACCTTTCAACTTATTGAGTTTGGAACAATATATGGGATACTCACGACTCAATTGATAAATTATCTCATGATCAACTTTTATTGTTATATAAAGGGTGGGTTTTTGCTTCTTGTGATGCAATATGAGATTGAATGGCGTTACTTGATATCGCATTATTTAAATCTAAAAAAAGACAGGATAAATTAAGAGATAATCCAATTATGGATTTATTGACTTCTGAGATGATAAAATGAATGTCAGTATATTTAAAAACTCTTTGAGCAACTTATTTATACAAAGAAACTGCATGAAATAAAATGGTAAATATTCTTTTATTAAAAACTTGAAATGTTATTGAGATAAAAGATTGAAATAATAATGTTGTTCAATATCAATATTCTGATTGAGCGGGAATGTTTTTATTTGAACCTGATGACATTATAAAAATTGAATCTTTTAATCCTATTATTGCAGATTCATGAATGACTCCATTGAAAGCGGTTTCAAATCAAGTTGCAATGGACATGGCTTCTATTGAATTCAATAAGCTGTTTTTTGAAAACGGTTGAAGACCCTGAACGATATTAAAGCACGAAAAGAAAATCAAACAAGAAGAAAAAGACGCATATTTGGCAAAATGGAAAGCAAATTATGTTTGATTAAAAAATTCTCACAAGGTTGCTTTTCTTGATCAATGAGTTGATGTGAAAGATTTTTCATCTACTCAAAAAGATATGGACTTATCCGCACAAAGAACATTTACAATGGACGAAGTTTTAATGGCGTTTAGGGTCTCAAAACCTATTTTATGAAAATCTGATTGAGTTTGATTTGCAGATCGTAAAGTTCCATGATTTTATTTTAATGAATTTACGTTAAAGCCTCTTGCTAAATTAATTCAAGATTGATTAAATAGAGATAAAGAATTCAAAAGAGCTTGATATGTTTCTTTCTTATTCCCTCAAGATAAAGAAGATCTTCAAAAAGAATGGACTGCTTGATTAATAACTCATAATCAATATTTAATTGCAACCTCAAGACCTCTTATTGAAAATTGAAACGTTTTATTCACTTGAGAGACTGTTCAATTTGAATGAGTGCCTGTTGATGAGTGAAAAGCAAAAAAGACTGTTGATATTGAAGAGATGCTAGTAAAATGATTAAATTCAGCATTTAATATAAAGAAGTTCTGAACAGAGGAATATAATGAAACAATTTGGAAAACAAAAATCACAAGAACAGATAAATATGAAAATGAGGTTGTAAAAATACAAAGAAAGATTTTCAATGAGCAAGAAAAAGAAATATTAAAGAATCTTAACTCAAAATCAAAAGCAATTAGAAAAGAAGATGATATGTTTGATGAAGATACTTCAAAGCTTGTTTATACTGCAATGTATACTCCATTTTTTACGAGAATGATGAAAATTGAGTGAACAATTGCCTTAAAAGAAATAAGCAAAGAGGCTTTTGATATTAAAAAACTGAATAAATGGATTTGAGATGATATTGACCGCATGGCTAATGATATTGACGATGTAACAAAAAAAGAAATTTTTGCAATTATTAAATCTTGAAATGAAGCATGACTTTGAGCAGATGCAATTTCATTAAATATAAGGTCAAAATTCAATCAATACACAAAGAAGTCATGAAGAGTTGAAAAAATAGCAAGAACAGAAGTCACAAAGGCTTCAAATAAGTCTCAAGATGAAGCATATGTTCAAAGTGTGGTCGTGTCTCAAAAAGAATGGTTCACTGCTCTTGATGATCGTGTTTCCCCAGAGTGTCAAGTTTTACATTGAAAAAAGGTTAAATTATCAGAGTCTTTTTTGAAAAAAGGAGATAAAGACGAGCTTTGAAATAAGGTTACTTATGAAACGGTTGAGTTTCCACCTAGACACGTTAATTGTAGGTGTACCATAAGACCGATAATATCAAGAAAATCTTTTGAATGAGTTTCTGATACATTATCACAAAAATGAATTACTTTAAAAATTAATAAATAGATTTATGGAAAAAATAATAAAATTACAAGAATGATTATCAATAAATACAACAATTACAGTTATATTGTTTGATAGCATAACTCTTTTATATAAAAAATATGAAAGAGAGGAAATTTGAGAAATGGAATATACAATTGAAATGCTTAAAAAGATGATTACCGCTGAAAGTGATTTTAAGATCTTGGACAATTTACTTGCATGAGAATTTTCAGAAGATGTAATGAAAAAACTTGATGATTGGGGAGAAATAATTCACAAGATTGTTCTTGACTTTATAGAGGAAAAAAAAAAGCTGCAAAAACAATCAGAGGATACAAACAAGCAATCAATAGTAAAATCTGAAAAGAAGTAGATGAGGATATA